TTGCCTATGTATTCGTGGGTTTTAACATATGCATTTGTGCAAGATGGCAAACAGATCGTTGTTGTTGCAACAGATAATGGTGATGGCTCGCACCTGGCAAAGATCACACCTGTTCAATCTGCAACTTTTCTTGAAGGAATCTGCCACTGGCAGGCGCATGTTGATAATGGCACCGATCACCATATGGTTGATAGTGGCCGCGTTGATATTGAAATAAGTTTTATAAATCAAACAACAGGTTTTGATGCGCGATCACATGCTGAAAAAACACTTGAAGCAATTGAAGCACAACTTGCTGGCCGTGCCACTAAAGATCAATTGAAATACACAGTGCAAGGCACATCAATTGAACGCATGCCGATCAATGATTTGCTTAAGTTCCGCAATGTTTACCGCAATGAAGTGAAAAGTGAAAAGATTGCAGAAGACATTGCAAACGGGCTTGGCTCAAGTCGCACAATTAAAGTGAGAATCTAAAACATGGGCGCATTAAAAAAGATCGCACAACGTGCGGTTGATCTTGCTTGGCATAAACTTCATAAAAAGCCATCACGCAAAAGAAACTTTGATGCTGGTGGCATGGGTCGTTTGCTTTCATCATGGAATGTTCAGAATTTAACGCTTGATCAAGAATTATATAGATCACTTAAAAAGATGCGTGCCAGGTCGCGTGAGCTTTGCAACAACAATGATTATGCAAAGCGGTTTGTTCAAATGTGCAAGGTCAATGTTGTTGGTGCCAAAGGTATCAAGCTGCAAAACAAATCAACAAACAACAAAGGCGAATTGGACAAAGCAGACAATGCTTTGATTGAAGGATCATATAAAAAAGCTGGCAAGGTTGGCAATTTTGATGTGACAGGCAAATTGTCACGCGCAGATGGTGAAAGATTATTTATTGAAACAGTTGCAAAAGATGGTGAATGCCTGGTTCGCTTTGTTCGCGGATACAACAATGCAGTTGGCTTTTCTTTGCAGTTTATTGAAGCCGATCACCTTGATGAAGAATTTAATGTTGATAGATATGAACCAACAGGCAACAAGATCATCATGGGTGTTGAGGTCGATGGATGGAAACGCCCAGTTGCCTATCATCTTTTAACTAATCACCCGGGTGATCACTCTTATAGTTATTTAGGCAAGCAATATGAACGGGTGCCTGCAGAAGACATGATGCATTTGTTTTTGCCGCAACGTGCAAGCCAAACCCGTGGTGTTCCCTGGATGCATGCATCAATGATTGGCTTGAATGATTTGGGTGGATACCGTGAAGCGGCGATCATTGCATCACGCATTGGTGCATCAAAAATGGGTTTCTTTACCCAGGATCCAGATATCGGTGGGGAAGAATACACGGGCGAAGGTCAAGATCACGATGGCTCAACAATCATGGAAGCAGAACCAGGCACTTTTGAACAACTTGCTGCAGGTGTTGGTTTTGAAACATGGGATCCAAAATATCCACATGAACAATTTGCACAGTTCAACACTGCAACATTGCGCGGCATTGCATCTGGCTTTGGTGTTGCTTATCACACACTCGCAAATGATGCAGGTGATGCAAATTTTGGTTCACAACGTGGTGCAACTATTGATGAACGTGATGGTTGGGAGCTGTTGCAACAATGGATGATCGAAAGTTTCAATGAACGTGTTTATTTTGAATATTTAAAATATCAACTTGTATCTGGCCGTTTACCTTTACCACTTCACAAGTTAGACAAGTTCAATGCTGCAACCTGGCAACCACGCAGATGGCAATGGCTGGATCCTTTGAAAGATATGCAGGCAAAAATTCTTGGCGTTGATAATCGTGTGCAATCTTTATCATCAGTGATAAGGGATCGCGGTGAAGATCCAGATGATGTTTTTCAAGAAATTGCAGAAGAAAAGGAAAAGATGAAAGCCCTAAAAATTGAACCCGCAACAGCGGGTTTTTTATTGGATGAGGATCAAGAGGAAGAAAAAGATGAACAAAACAAGCCAAGCAATTAGAGATTTTAAAACAAAAAAACAGTTTCGTGATTTTAAATTTGATCGCGCACATGTTGATGAAGACGCACGCACAGTTGCGTTGGCTTTTAGTTCAGAAGAACCCTATGAACGCTATTTTGGCGTAGAAATACTGGATCACGATGCTGGATCAATCAATCTTGGCAGATTGAAAGATGGTGGTGCCGTGCTGGTTGACCACAACCCCACTGATCACGTTGGTGTTGTGGAATCAATCTCAATTGATGATCGCATTGGTCGTGCGGTGGTTCGCTTTGGGAAAGGTGAACGTGCAAATGAGATCTTTAATGATGTGATCGATGGTATCCGATCAAAAGTAAGTGTTGGATACATGGTGCATGAAATGGTGCTTGAAAAACAACATGAAAATGAACCAGATGAATACCGTGTGACAAATTGGGAGCCATTGGAAGTTTCACTGGTTTCTATTCCTGCAGATGCATCTGTTGGTGTTGGTCGTGCGCTTGAAGAACTAACAGTTGAGATTGAAAAATCAGAACAAACACTAATTAAACAGGAGCATATAAAAATGCCTGATAAAGACAAAACTGAATTTGACGCGAGTGCAGAACGCGCAAAAATTCGCACACAAGAAAAAGAACGTGTGCGTGAATTATCCACAATTGCAGATATGTACCCACAACTTGAAACAGATGTGCGTGAAGCAATCCAGGGTGATATTACTGTTGAACAATTCCGTGCTGTTGCATTAAAGAAAATTCACAATGCACGCGAAATTGATGTAAATAGCCCACCAGCTGAAATTGGCATGGAAGAAAAAGATCTAAAAGATTATTCAATGTTCCGTGCAATTAAAGCTGCAGCAAAGAAAGATTGGCGTGGTGCTGAACTTGAACGTGAAGTGCACATTGCTGTTGCAGAACGTACCGGCAAAGATGCGGAAGGTTTCTTTGTGCCTTATGACGTATTAAGCCGTGACTTAAGTTTTGCAGTACCAACAGCGGGTGGCAACCTGGTTGGAACTGATCACTTGTCAGGTAGTTTCATTGATATGTTGCGCAACCGTGCCCGTGTGGCAAGTTTAGGTGCAACCATTATTGATGGCCTGGTTGGCAATGTTGATATTCCAAAACAATCTGGTGGTGCAACTTTCTACTGGATCGACAACGAAGCAACAAACACAACTGAAAGCCAACAAGCATTTGGCCAGGTTGTAATGTCACCAAAAACTGTTTCTGGTCGCGTAGACATGACACGCCGTTTGCTTATGCAATCAAGCCCAAGTGTTGAGGCATTAGTGCGTGCTGATCTTGCTGCAGGTGCTGCACTTGCAATTGATTATGCTGCAATTAATGGTTCAGGTGCAGCTGGTCAACCAACTGGTATTTTGAATCAAACAGGTATTGGTGATGTTGCTGGTGGTGCAAACGGTTTGGCACCTACCTGGGCACATATGGTTGCACTTGAAACAGAAGTTTCTGTTGACAATGCAGACATTGGTGCACTTGCATATTTAACCAATTCAAAAGTTCGCGGCAAATTAAAAACCACTGAAATGTTTGGTGGCACAAACGGCTTGCCAGTTTGGGAACGTGGTGCAAATCCTTTGAATGGTTACAACGCTGCAGTTTCAAATCAGGTTCCATCTGATCTGACTAAGGGCACATCAGTTGGTGTTGCATCAGCATCAATTTTTGGTAACTGGAATGATTTGATGATCGGCATGTGGTCTGGTTTAGATCTCAAAGTTGATGAAGTGACAAATGGTGATAAAGGTGGCTTGGTTCTCCGTGTATTCCAAGACATTGATGTTGCAGTGCGTCATGCAGAATCGTTTGCAGCAATGCAAGACATTTTGACTGCTTAATAAGTCAATAAAAACATAAAAAGGGATCTATTTAGATCCCTTTTTTTTATTTTAAAAAATTTAAAACAGGAATTATGACCATGAAAATAGTTATCACAAAAGCATGCCGTATCCAGGAACTTGATGACACCAATGATAAAGGTGTGATCATCAAACGTGGTGTTGGTGCTGTTGGTGAATCAGTAAACATTGATAAAAAGCCAGCAACCGATCTGATCAATATGAAAAAAGCTGCATTGCCTGATAGTGATGAAGCAAAGCTTGCAATCAAACAAGCAAAGGCAGCAAAAGATGCTGAAAAAGAAACTGACAAAGGTGATGGCAAGTAAATGCCATTAATTAGCGCGGCAGACCGATCAGCAATTCTTGCTGATTGGGATGCAGCCACTTTTGGTGGCAATACATTCAATGGAATTTTTGAAAATCTCTTTATTGAAGTGAAAGGCGTTGAATCACGCAAGCCAACTTTTTTGTGTGATGAAGATAATGCAAAAACACTTTTGATTGCTCACGAATCAGTTATCACGATCAATTCTGTGAATTATAAAGTTATTAACAAAGAACCTGATGGCACGGGTTTTTTGTTGTTGATTTTGGAAAAAGTTTAAATGGCTGATCTTAGAGCAGAACAAATTGTTGCTGCAGTGCTCACAACACTACAAGGCACTGTGACTGCAGGCGCAAACACTGTGCGCGGTCAATTATACCCTTCATATGATGCGCAATTGCCTGGCATTGCTCTTTACATGGGTGCTGATGAAGTTATTGAAGAATATAACCAGGCTTTCTTTGATTGGGAATTGAATTTGAAATTTCAAATTAGAGTTGAGACAGGAACAAACCTAGAACAAACGATCAGCACAATAAGAAAAGAAATACATGCAGCCATTATGGCAAACCCAACTTTTGGCCTGGTGTTTGTTCACGACACAACACCAGGCTTTGCAAGTGAACCTGAATTGAATGGTGACGGTGAAACACCTGTTGGTATTCAGGATCTTTTGTACAAAGTTATTTATAGAACATCACGCAATGATTTAAGCGCATAGAAGGTGATCAAAATGAGCGATAAAAAACCAGTTGAGCCACGCGAAGGTGGATCAAAAACAGTGGATCCAAAGAAAGGATCTAAAACAAAAACAGAAACAGAGGGCAAATGATCATGTTGGTCAATCGTGAAGTATTACTTGCAAAAATAGAAGGAACATATGGCGTTGATCCTGTTCCTGTTCCTGCATCTGATTCAATCCTTGTTTCTGCATTGAATTGGAACAACGAAGGTGCACGAATGAATGAACGACCAGCTGCGCGTTCAAGCCTGGCACCGCTTCAACACATTTTTGGCGGCACGCTGCGTTCAATTTCATTTGATGCTGAAATTAAAGGATCAGGTGTTGCCGGTACTGCCCCTGAAATTGGCACATTGCTGCGTGGTTGTGCATTTGCAGAAACAATTGTTGCTTCAACTTCAGTTGAATACAAACCGGCATCAACTGGCCATGAAAGTTTGACGTTCTATTATTACCAGGACGGCACACTGATGAAATTAACAGGTTCACGCGGATCTGTTGTGTTCAATCTGGAAGCAGGCAAGCAGGGCATGGCATCGTTCACTTTCACTGGTCACAGTGAAGCTGCAAATGATGCGGCACTTGTTATTGGCGCATATGACTCAACAGTGCCTGCACCTTTCATTGGTGCTGGCTTTTCACTTGGTGCATATGCTGCAGTTGTCAGCAAATTAACTTGCGATATTTCAAACCAGGTGGCAACGCCACCAAACCCAAATGCTGCAGATGGTTATGGTGACATACAGATCACAGGCCGTGATGTTGCCGGATCATTTGATCCAGAACATGTGCTTGTTGTCACTAAACCTTTTGAAGCAGATTGGCGTGCAGGGATACTTGAAACATTAACAACAGGAACTGTTGGAAGTGTTGCAGGTAATCGGTTCAGTTTTAACTATCCATCAATTTATGCGCGTGAAATTTCACCTGCAGATCGTGATGCGATCAGAACACTTGAATATTCATTTGGTGCTGTTGAAACAGCAACTGATGATGAACTTTCAATTCTATTTAATTAACAACCATTAGCCAAAAACTCTACCAGGGGGAACCATGGCAATTTCAACAGTAAAAAAACTACCTCCATTTAAATACACACCAGAAAGTGAGCAGGGCGAAGATCTTCCAGCATCTTTTCGTATTGGGCAACTTAACGGTGAACAATACCTTGAAGTGATGGCGGCATCAGGCATTGATGAAAATGGTGATCCAAAAATATCTGGTTCAGCAATGAAACTTGCCTTGCGCTTTGCAGTTTTAGGTTGGGAAAACGTGACAAACGAAGATGGCAAGATAATCAAGTTTAGCTATAACAATCTGAAAAACTTGCCAGTTGATTTGCTCATGGAATTAGTCGGTGAAATTTTTGCACGCAGCAATGTGGATGGTGACGAGTCAAAAAACTCCTAATCGCAATCGAAGTATCAAAGAACAGGGAACAATTCGATTGCGATAAATGCCAAGCAAAAAACTGTGATGAATCAAACCCCGCAATGTTTCCGCGTTGGGAAATTCCAAACGTAATAGAAAGCAAAACTTGTTTGTTGCCTATGGTGACACAGCAATCAATGATGTTAATGAAGCTATACAAACATTATTCAAACAATATTTTGTTGAAACAGGGCGGGATTCTTGATCAGCCTAACTTCTATATAGAAGCAATGGAAATTTTGGATCAAAAGGTAAACGAAAATAATGTCAACAGTAACTGAAGCTAAGCTGCGGATCTCTGCGCGTGATAAAACACGGGTTGCATTTGCATCTGTAAACAAGCGCATGCAAGGACTTTCAAGATCCCTGTTCAGCTTGAAAGGTGCTTTGGTTGCATTGACTGCGGTGAAAGCAACACAGTTTTACACGCGACAAGAAAAAGCAATGTTTCAGTTGGAAGCAAGGATCAAATCAACTGGTGGTGCTGCAGGTTTCACTGGTGCACAGTTGAAAGGCATGGCGCAAGACATGCAACTCGTCACGGCATATGTTGATGAAGCAACGATGGAAATGCAATCGTTGCTGTTAACCTTCACACAGATCTGAGGCCAAGGCGATATGGGAGGCGAGGGATAAATTGAGATGGTTACAGCGGCCGTGGGAG